GCATAGGTTCGACCTTGCGTCCGTTCCGCCTCTCGCCTTCGGTCGGATGTGGTCAACCGTCGTTGCCCTGGTGTGCCTGCCTTCCTTGAGGCAGTAACGGCAGTGCGGTTCTTCAGCGAGAACACGCCCACGAAGCGTACGCCAAGCAGCGCCATAGCCTCGACTCGTGTTGGTCTCCATGCCGCGTGGGTGAGACCATGCAGCGCGCTTGCTATGCGGGGATATGTGGACTGGCGGACGTTGCGGCATCTCATGCCGCCTGCCTGAGCGTCATGCCGTAGTTGTTCGGCTCGCGCGGAACCTCGACGCCGGGCGCCAGGATCAGCTTGTTCACCTTGAAGGAACTGTAATCGACGACGTGGTGCCAGCGGCTAAACCGCCAGACCACCTTGGCAACGTCAGGATGGAGCGCGACTAGGAGCCGAGATTTCGCGAGCGTTCCATGCGTCTTGTAGAGTTCGGTGTTGCCACCCTTCACGGTCTGCGTGTTCGCTTTGTCTTGCAGGAAGGCGTTGAACTGGACCGTGCATAGTCCGGCTTTCAGCATCCGCAGCGAGAGGTCGGCATCTTCGTTGAAACGCGCGCGCCAGCGGAACGGCAAATCGTTCTGGATCAGGATGCACGAATAAATCCGCGTGTTCAGTGTGTAGGGCGGCGGCGTAGTCTTTCGTGCTGCAAATCGGAAATCGTTCGGGCCTGCCATGCCGATATTCCGATATCGCGATACAAAGTCTTCCATGCAGCGAAAAATGGTCCCGTCTGCGACTGGCACTTTGAGGTTGCGGTCAAAGCGAAAGAAGCCGCGCACATGGTTGTCATCCATGACCCAATGCCGCGCCGCACCGAGCGTGACGGAATGATCCCAGGCGAAGTTCCGAGCCGGACCCGATCCCTTGCTAACCTCGGGTCCGAGGTGGTCGCACGGATCGTAATAGCGCTGATATTGCTTATCCAAGACCAGGATTTTCGCGGGGTCGATGACCGCGGCGTAATCCCGATATTCCTGCTCCTCGACCACGATACGGTAGGGGACGCCCATCCGTTCAAGGTTGCGCACCGTCAGTCGGCTTTCATGCCGTCCCTTCGAGACGATATACACCGGGAATTCAGGATTCACCGGTAGCATATTCCTTGTCGGCGTAATGCCCGATCTCGATCTCGGGGAACCACAGAAAGCGGGTTTTCTCGGTTATCTTCTGACCGATCAGTTCCGCGAAGGCGTCGACCGCGGTCTGGTCTTTGAAGTGAACGACGATGCGCTGATATGCGGTTTTATCTTCGTTCTCGAACTCCGGCATTCCACCCCACTGCTTGTCGGGATCAGCAACACCGTCGCCGAATAGCGCGTCGAGTTCAAAGGCGGCAAAGCCGGTGAGGTTTATCTCGGCGCCGAGGTCTCGCAGGTCGGCGAGTTCCAGGCCGAGCATTGCGGTGTCCCAACCGGCGTTCAGGCCGAGCTTGTTGTCGGCGATCCGATACGCCCTGATTTTCGCCTCCGACCAGCCGCGAGCGACCATCGTCGGAACCGCCTCGATCTCCAACTGCCGCGCGGCGAGGACGCGGCCGTGGCCGGCGATCAAAGCGCCGGTCTCATCTACCAGAACCGGTATCGTCCAGCCCCACTCGCGTATAGACGCGGCGATCTGTGCGATCTGTGCGTCGGAATGCAATCGAGCATTGCGCGCATACGGCACAAGCTCGGCGATCGGTCGCCGCTCGACCTGATCCGCCGGCCACTCGATCTTGGGCGGCGCCGGCTTTGATGTCGCCTTGCGACTAGCGGGCATTGCGCCGCTTGACGAAGACCAGACCGGCCAAGCCGGTGCACAGTAACGCAAGCGAGACTGGCTCGGGCGCGGCAACGGTGGTCGCGTTCGCGACGCCGGAGAACGAAGCGTCGAATGCGGCGATCGTGGTGCCGTCGAGATGCAGGCCCGGTCCGTTGGGCGGTGCCGGAATGTTGGACATCGCCAGCGTAAACGATGCCGGCAGCGTCAGGTCGGCGGCCGGGATCACATCGGACGACAGGCTCAGCGCGTCGGGTGGCGCCGCGACGTTGATCGACAACTGACTACCGGTCGAGGTGCCGAATGCCGCGTCGCTGAATGAGCCGCTAAGTTCGTTGACGTTGCCAGCGCCGACGATCGAGAAGCTGCCCGAATAATGCTGCAAGAAGGCATTACCAATCGATAGCGCAGCATCAATCGAGTGCGCCGTCAGGTTCATTACGGCGGCGATTGCGGGTGGTGTTGTGGCGCCGAACAACTGATCAATCAGCACGCCAGCATTGGTGATCGAGATGTTGGTTACGGTGCCGTTGTCGGTCGCAACGACGGTGTTGCTGCCGGAAGTCTGACCGAAGCTGATGATCTGCGTGGCGCCGGCCGGCGCAATGACCGCGAAGCCGAGAACCGTAGCGGCGAGGAGCATGGTACGCATGTGCAGGGTTCCTTGCAGGAGGTTACGACCAGAGGTCGCCGGGAACGTGCGTCAGGATCGAGGTCGAGGTGATTTCCGTCACGATCGCCGTCAGCGCTGTCGGGCTGATCCATACCGTCGGATGCGCGGCGGCGTAGACGTTGAAATCAGCCAGCACCATGACGTGGTACTGATCCAACGTTTCGGCTGGCGGTGGAGGCGGCGGTGGGATGGGCTGGGGTGGCGATACTGGCGGTGGCGGTGGCGGTGTTTCTGGGGGTGACGTTGATCCTGTGGGTGACGAAGGAGGATTGATGAAGGTCAGCGATGACGTGTCGAGGCTTGGCCGGTTGGCCAGCAGCACCGTTCCTGACGGCAGCTTCGACGCATCGAGGCCGAACGCTTGATTGCTGCTGAACGCTGGCGCGACACCGCTCGGATTGAGCAGGAAGGAACCGCGGGGATCATCGTTGACGATGGTGTTCCCAGCGATCGACACGTCGGTGCCGGGATTGGACGCGCCCTCCTCGCCATAGGCGACAATAAAGGGGTTCTGCGTGTTCGGTCCCTGCTCGATCGTATTGCCGCTGATCGTTGCGTTGCCGCCGTTCGGTAGGTCGATCGAATAGCTCGCCGAGCCGTTGTTATCGAAGATGCGGTCCCCGGTTATCGTGTTGTTGGCGGCGCGCGACTTCACCTCATGGCCGACAACGGCGTCGTGGATGTAGCTATCGGTGAGCGAGAAGTCCGCGATGGCTCCGACGTAGATGTTGTGCGTGCTGCCTGAACCGTCGCCATTGAAGGCGAATTCACTATGGTCAATCGAGATTGAACCGGCCGGGTCTGCGGCGCCGAGTAGGCCCTCTTGGTTGTTGTGGAAATAATCATTCGACAACGAGAGATTGCCGCCCTCATAGCGGATCGCCGCGCCATTCTGATCACCCACCGATACGCCCGATATGTCGAAGCCATTGATCGCGACCGAAACGCCGGCCGCGCCCTCGGTGATCATGGCTTTGCCATCGGGCGGCGAGGTGTCCTCGGTCATCACCACTTCGCCGCCGACCGCTTGCAGGGTCAGCGATGTGCGGACGGTAAGAAACTGGTCGCTATAAATGCCGGTCTGCACATCGATCGTATCGCCGGGAGCCGCGGCGTCGATCGCGGCCTGGATGCTTTGCCCAGCGGAAACGGTCAAAACTGCCATAGCTTAGACCCGCTCCTGATCGCGCGCTTGAGCGGCGCGACGCATCGTTAATTCGATCTCCGCGATCGTATCGAGCGGCAGGCGGCCGAGCAGCGCGCATTCGGAAGCGTCGAGCGGAACCGCATCGAGCGTCGCGATCATGGCGACACGGCCGCGCAACTCGATCCGGACATGCGAGCGATGCCGCGGGCCGTGCTGCGGCGCGACTGGCAGTGCCAGCGGATCGGTATAGCGGCCTCGCGGATAGGTCCAGATAACCCACGTTCGACCAGCAGATGCGACGATGGCGCCGCGCTCGAAGTGTTCTCGTTTCATGGGATGAATTGGCGTTCGCTGGCCGGGGCGTTGCACGCAACGGCTGCTAGGCTGACAGAATCGCTACCACCGATTGGAAGCCCGCGCAATAATCGTGCGCCGGATCGCGTGAGCTAGGCTTCAAAAGGCTGATTTTGGAGAGTAGACAGAAGTAGCATGATTTTCTCTACATGACGCCGACAGGCACCTGGGTAAACGGACTCGCTGAGTGGACAGAAGGCGAGACGGCGTTCCTGTCGGTGGCCTTTTCGTGGCGCCTGGACGACGCCTACATGCGGGCCGTCTGGTATCGGGCGCAGGGCTACACGGTGCGCGCTGGCGGTCCTGGGGTGTTTACCCGCAAGCACTATCTGGCCGACGTGGCAGAGCTTGGTGGCGATGTGCCGGATGCCCTGGTGCATCACAACCCGATGGCGACGATGGCAAGCCGGGGCTGTCCGGTCGGATGCTGGTTCTGCATCGTGCCGAAGATGGAGGGCAAGACGTTCACCTTGCTGCCTGACTTCCCGGTGCGGCCGGTGCTTTGCGACAACAACCTGTCGGGCCTGCCGGCTGAGTATCAGGACCACATCATCGGCCGCTACAAGGCGACTGGTATGATGCTGGCGGATGCGCAGAGCGGGTTCGAGCCGGCGACGTTCGATGAGGACGTGTTCGCTCGATGGCGGGGGATCAACCAGGGGCCGTGGCGCTTTGCGTTCGATGAAGCGCGCGACCGGCCGGATGTCGAGCGGGTGATGCGGATGCTGCGTGATGTCAGCCCGCGCAAGAAGCAGGTTTACACGCTGATCGGCAACGAGCCGTTTGCTGCGTGCATGGAGCGGATCAGGGAGGTGATCGCCTGGGGCGGCGAGCCGTATGCCCAGCCGTTCATCAAGCTGAATGCGCTGGAGAAGCGCCCGCATGTCCGGTTCGACTGGACCGAGCGCAGGCTTAAGCAGGTGCAGCGTTGGGTCAACGGCCGGTTCTGGAAATACACCGACTTCGCCGGCTACGACGCTTCGGCTAAGACCAGTGATAGGGCTGATGAGCGGCAGACGGTGCTGATCTGACCGCCTCACCTCATCACGGGGCGTGAGGCTTCAAAATGCCCCATTTCGCGCCTGACACGGAGCAACCGGGCGATTGCCACAATCGAGCGACATTTTTCCTAAAATGTCACGCTTCACTAACCGTAGGTCACGACTCGGCTTCGTTCCCGATTCTCCCCATTGCTCAAAACTCGCCGGGGGTTTTGAGCAATGTTGCCGATTTGCCACACGGTCCGTCCCGGCCCTAGGAAGCCCGTAGACGGCGCCGAGCGTCCCGCCGCTCCGCTAACCCGTCCAGACCGCCTTCCCGCCGCGTAGCCCAGGCGCCGGCGAGCGCGCGGAGGGCGTAGACGGTCCAGGTCACCGCGGTGTGATTACTCCGGCCGCACCGCCGGCCGATCTCCGGCCAGGACAGGTCCTCGACGACGCAGGCAACGCAGAGCGCGGTCGGGAGACGGCCGAGCCGCCGCTCGATCTCGACCAAGACCGCGAGCGTGCCGACCAAAGCGATCTGCCGGTCGTGCACGTCGGCGCCGCCGCTGATCCGCGTGCCGCCAAGCTCGCCGCCGCCACCGGCCAGGACGCGCGCCCAGGCGTCGCGATACTCGACCGCCGCCTGCCAGACCTCGCCGCTGATCCGGCGATCGGCGAACAACCGGTCGAGCCGCGAGCGGACGCGCCAGCCTTGGCGGAAGCTCGCCGCATCGACGCGCGGCGCCTCGATCGCCTCGGCATGGCGGAGCCGGTCGAGCGACGGCGCGTTGCTGGTCATGGCCAGAAGTCGTCGGGCGATGGCCAGCCGACGCCGTTCCAGGCCGGTTTCGTTTCAGTAGATGGTGGAGTTGTGGTATGTCCCGTGTGCGACTGATTGCCCGCGAGTCCGGGCAACTCTGACGGGTCCGCCCGGACAGGGTGCAGTCGCACCGGAGAACGCGAGGATGAAAGTCCGCGTCGTGATCCGGGTGGGCTGGAAGCGGATACGCCTAACCATCGTGTTCCGCTTCCGAGCCTAACCGGCGGCCGGGCGTCGTTGATAGCGGCGTCCGGTTGCTGGGAATTTAGCGCCGATCCGCCCCCAGATTCAACCCTGCCGGCCCGCGCGCGGTTCACCGCCCGACCTTTCGCACGACCCAAGCCCGCACGCGGCCGCAGAAGCCGCACGGCTGGCGCGCCGCGATCGGCGGCTTCGGCGGCCGCTGGACCTGCGCGGCCGGTCCGCGCCACGCACTAGGCGGCGTCGGGACCGATAGGCGCGGCGCGTGGTTCAGCGCGGTCGGCCGCGGCGGTGGTTGCGGCGGGCGCTGGATTGGCATGGCGTTTCCTCCCGTTGGTGGTAGCCGGTTGCCTCAACTGCTGACGCACTGACGGATTCCGACGCATTTCACCATAGAGGCGGTGAACGCGTCCGCTCGCGCGAGCGCTTTGGCCACTAAATTTTTCACTGCTTCGTACAGGTGAGTGCGTCAGAGTGCGTCATGCGTCATGACCTCTTCTCCCAGAAACGCTGACCCTTGGTGCCGCGCTTGGCGCGCTCCCAGCCTAAGCGCTCCAGCGCCGCAGCAACCCTGCGTTGTTCGTGTGTGCCGATTCTCGCGCGCTCTAATCCCACAGCCTCGGTTGCGATTTCGAGCACCAGGGCGCGCGAGCGGCCGACCAAATATTGCCCGATCAAATCCTCCCATACATCGACCTCGTATCGTTCATCCTGGCGGGGCCTGATGTGCTGTGCCTCGAATTCTGCCGTGGGCCACCACGGATAGCTCGCCTTGAAAAGTTGCACAGCTTCAGCCAATAGCTGCGATCGATCACGTACTAATCCCTCCAGGTCGATTACGCCCACCTGGACTGGCCAGAACCGTCTGCCGCCGCTTTCGTCGCGTAGGTAGACGGTCTTATTTGTAGTGCCGATAAAAATGCACTGGCGAGGCTGTATGACCTCCATACGCCCATAGCTGGGACGGTAACGCTCCACGTCCCGCGTCAGGAATGACTTGAGCAGAGCGGTCTCCGCTTTGTCGAGCGAGGACATTTCCGCGACCTCAATCAGCCATTTGCCGTTGAGGTGTTGCGACACATCTTTGCCCGAGCGGATATCCGGCAGACTATCGGAGAACCATCGCCCACCCAGAATGCGGCACGCGGTTGATTTCATTGCGCCCTGCGGCCCTTCAAGCACCAGCATGTAATCGGCTTTGCAGCCCGGCGCGTAGATACGAGCGATCATACTAACGAGAAACATTGCGCCGATCTGTCGTGCATACTCGTTGTGCTCGACGCCTAAATAGGCTTGCAGCCACCCGACTATACGACGCTCGCCGTCCCATTCGAGGCTTTCCAGCCAATCGCGCACTGGATGAAACGCGTGAAGGCGCGCGGACAATTCGAGAGCTTGGTAGGTTGCATCTTTGCCGAGTGACCGCATCCCAATAGCCTGCAACCAGTTCTGCGCGGCCGTCACATCAGTATCGCGGACGGGCCGATTGCCACCGTCCAGTGGGGCGTATGGCAGTTGCCGCAAGATAAGCGGAACTTGCTGCATCTCATCAAAAGCGAAGGCTTTCGCTAGAGTCGGAGCACGCAGGAATGCTAGCACGGCGTTGAACAGGTTAGATCGGAGTTCGCCTTCTTTGTTGCGTTGCGCTCCATCAGTCCAATCAGCCGACGGGGCCTCGCGTTGCTTCTGTTCGTGTCGCTGCTGGGCCTGTTTGGCGAGGTGAAACAAGGTGCCAGCGCCCACCTTTGTCGGTGGGCTGCGTGCGTAGTGCTCCCAGCGCTCTCTTGTTTCCTTTGCGTTGTATGCGGCATGGCGTGATGACCACGCATTGAATGCTTCCCAACCTAGCGCGCTGCCATCGCAGGCGCGCCAAGTCGCCATCCCAATACGGTTCCACCACTCCCAGTCTGCGGCCTTATCGTTGCTTATTGTGAGCAACGCTGCTGCGATACGTAAAGCGTCGGCTTGCGGTGCGCTTGTTTCATGACCCTGGCCGTTTGATGGTCTAGGCGGGTCTGCCGCGATAATCGGCGCACATGCGGCGAGATATGCCGTCACCTGATCCTCGGTAATCGCCGGCAGCGCGGCCAACATTTCCTGGCCCGGCGCATCAGGGAACCATTCCAGATCGGCCCCCTCGTGATGCCGGCCGAACGCGACAAACTGTTGCCCGTAGCCTAGCACTTCGATTTTGCCGGACCGACCGGATAGCGTCTGCTTGGTCGGTTCGCCGATCGCGGCGCGATAGACGATCAGACAGCGTGCCGAATTGCCGCGCGTTCTAACGGGCGCCTCGCCGAACATATCGAGCGCGATCGCCCTACAGCGCTGTGCAAGTGTCCAATTGTCAATATCGAGATCGATGGCGCGTAGACCGTCACAGAGGATGCCGGTGTTGAGTGCTTCCGGCCTCGGGCGTTCGACAGCCGCAAGCGGCGGATCGCGGCGAGCGTTGATCTGCCATCCCTCTCCCCACGGCCGTTTGCCGGGAGATGGTCCAGGGATATCAAAATTGTAAACTGGCACAGGCCGAAAGCCCGCATCGTATAGTTGCGCACGAAGCGCCGCGACCTGATCAACGGTCATCATGGCCGCTTCGTGCCATGCCGTAGTCACACCACTCATCCGCTTCGTCATGCAGTCGTCTATGGCACCCGTCGCAAACTGCCTTCAAATGCCAAGCAGGCGGTAGCCGGCCGAAGCTGTATGTCAAATGATGAACGACTGTCGCCGTTGCGGCTAGACAAGCTTCACAGTGTCCGCGCGAACGCCACGCAACCAGCTTTGCAATCTCCTTCCATTCCGGACTTGAGCGACACCATTCCTCATAGTCCGCTGCCCTTGCTTGGTACTCAGCAAGGCGCGCGGCTTCGCGAGCTTCGCGGCTAGGCAATGCATCGAACCCCGCCCGCTGTGCCGCTGTGTAGCGTTCGGCAAGAAAGTTATTCCACGACGGATAGTCCTGCCATCTAGGATGCTGCTGCCTCGACATAGCCGAGCCGATAGCCGCACCGCACGCGTCACATTGAAGGTATATACTAACCGCGCCGGCAATTGAGCGCCGAGTAAGGCTCGCAGTGCGTGGCGCATCGTGCTGACAGTAGCAACCTAATTCTAGGCGTTCTTTGAGGTTTTCGCGCATCGGCGCAGCTATGTAGGGCCACGGAGCCGACAACGAGACGGCCGAACGCTCATATGGAGCGTTAAAGGTAAAGGTCGGCGTCATGCCGCAATCCGTCCGCGCAACGGAACCTGCCAAGCCGCGAGCGCGTCGAGCACGGCGACCACGGTCTCGCAGACCGCGATCCGCATGCCGGCCGCTTCCAATCGTGGGAATTCCTCGCGCTGCCCCTCGACGTAGCGGCGCGCGCCGGTTCGCCGGTTGACGATCCACCGCGCAATGCTCAACCGCTCGCCCGGCCGCTTCAGTTCGATCCCGTAGATGTTGCGGTGCAGCACAATAATGTCGGGCCAGTTTCGTTTCAGTCCGAGCCGCGCGAGCTTGACCGCATAGCGCGCCGGCAACGGGACGTGGCCCGCCGGAAACGTCGTCCAGCGGGCCGGCGGCATTAGGAGCCGGTCGAGCGCGTCGGCCACCGCCTCGTGCAAGTCATTCTCGGGCGGAATAGGCGCGGTCAGCCGGAACGGAACGCGGGGTTTGTGCGGTATCGCACAGTTCTGGAGCGGGACGGCATCAACAGGCGGACGCAATGAGCGCGCACGGACCACGATACCGAGCTAGCCGACTTCGCAGGGCTTAACGTCACTCCGTGCGGGGCGTGCGGGTCCGGCCACAAGCTGGCCGAGGGTCAGCTTATAGCCCGCGCGCTTCGCGAGCTTCAGCAGCGTCGGCCAATGGCGCGGCGGAATGCCGTCGTCGTTGCGCCAATGGCTGATCGTGGTGTTCGACAACCCAAGCCGCGCTGCGAGCCTGATCTGCCCGCCGAAGCGTCCCGAAAGGTCGTCGATGATCCGGCTGTGTTGCATGGGGAAACGGACGATAATTGCCTACAAGGCAACGGTCAAGTTGGCGCGATATGGCGAATTCACGTTGCCACCGGCGGTTGATTGGCAGGGCTTGTGGATAGCGGGTATAATTGCCTAAAGGGCAACTAGACGATGGTAGTGAGAATCCGCCGCAAAAAGTATCCTCGCCGTATGGTGAAGCGGACGATCAGCAGTGCGACGCTCGTCGCGGTGGGTGCGCGATTGCGGATGCTGCGGGCGGTTCTCGGCCACACCCAGGCCGATTGGGCGCGGGAATTGCTGATCAATCCGCAAATCCTCAACAAGTGGGAAAATGGCAGCCGCCAGCCGAATATCGAAACACTGATCCTGATATGCGCCTCGACCGGCTGCACGCTCGACTTCATCTTTCGCGGTCGCCTAGGACTTGATATGCGGCAGGAGCTCAGGGAGGCGTTGCTGGCTTCTTATCGCGACAGCCCTTACGTTTCAGCGCTTTTCGGGCCAGCCGTGCCGCCTTCTCCCCCATCGTCGCCAAAGCGCGCGCGGCGTACGTAGGATCGACCATCTGGAGCGGCGGCACGTCCTCGAAAACAGCCTTAGCCCTTTTGCGTTTGGGCATTTACGAACGTCTCCTGGTTTGAGGTCGTCCTTCCGCGATAAATCCTGATTGCGCGTCGCTCACCCGCGCGGCCACTTGCGGCTGCCAGCGGTTGCCTTTTAGGCGACACAACCTCGGAATGGTGGGGCGCTGCTGGCAATCTGTCAATCATCAGTAGCGATCGTTTGATGAGCATATTTACCTGCCTATTGCCTTCTAGGCAACTCTTCGCTTAGGCTGCGAACGGCCCCCAAACGAGCGTGCGGAGTTGACGAATGTCCGACAGTGCACCACGGGTTCCTTCGGCTTGGCAATTAGAACGTGCGGTCTCCGCATGGCAGCAGTTGCGCGAGATTTATACCGCCGATCCGGTCCTAGCCGACGATGAGGAAGGGATTAGCCGCGAGCTTGCCGACGCCGAGATCACGCATCCCGAAGTGCTGCTAGAGCGCGCGATTGACGCGCTTGTGTGGTGCGACCGGCGAGAGGTTGAGGCGGACAACCTCCGTCGCGAAATGGTGCAGCGCCGCGATCGATATCGCGCGCGCGCCGAGACGATCCGCACGGTCATCGAGCAGCTATTGACCGCGCTCGATATGAAGTCATACCGCGCCAAGCTCGCCCGCGCCGGTATGGTCATGGGCCGCCCCTCCGTCGTGATCACCGACGAGGGACTGGTGCCCGATCAATACTTCCGGATTGAACGCACACTAATGAAAACGCCGCTCGCCGAAGACCTCGAGCAAGGTGTGGTAATCCCCGGCGCGGTGTTGTCGAATCCCGCGCCGTATCTCCAGATCAGGAAGCTTTGACACATGGCTCAGGCAGCAGCCCGCGAGCGGCAGGCGGTTACGATCGCGCCCAGGTATACCAAACCAGCGAACTTCGCCGGGACCGACGCGGCTTGGCGGTCGCTCTGCGAATGCTATCCCAACGCCGAGACGCCAGAAGTCGTCATGGCGGTGGTCGAATACTGTGCCGTGCGCCATCTCGATCCCTACAAGCGGCCGGTGCATGTGGTGCCGATGTATAACTCGCGCCTGCGCCGCAAGGTTCAGGTGGTGATGCAAGGGATCAACGAGGTCGAGATTACCGCCGCGCGGACCCAACAGTGGGCCGGCATGGACGCGGCGGAATATGGCCCCACCGTTACCAAGACATTCCGTGGCACGTCCGAAAACGACAACGGCACGACGCAAACGACCGAGCTCAGCGTCGATTTCCCCGAGTGGTGCAAGCTCACGGTTTATCGGTTGATCGGCGGACAGCCCCGCAAGTTCACCGAGCAACTATGGTGGATCGAGTGCTACGGCCGCGCCGGCTTCCGCAGCGAAATCCCCAACGAGCGGTGGACCAAGGCGCCGCGTCAGATGCTTCACAAGTGCACCAAGGCTGCGGTGTTGCGCGCCGCCTTTCCCGAGGAGGCCGGCTACACCGCCGAGGAGATGGAGGACCGCGAGACCGAGACGGGCGGCGTGACGATCGAGGGCAAGGTTGACCAGGGCGATCCCGGCATGATCGACCGCGACCGGCAGGTCGAACAGACGCCCCCGCCGCCGCCCCCAGGCGACGCTACGGCCGGTCTCGCGTTGCTCGAGGAGCAGAACGCCACGCGCTGGGTCAAGAACGTCCAGACGGTCCTGGCGAGCGTTCCGACCGAGGCCGAGGTTATCGCGATCCAGAACCATCCGCGCGTGAAGCTCGCGCTGGAAAAGGCGCCGGAATTGATTCGCGCAAACATCAGAGATTGGATCAACGAAGCGCGTATCCGAACGGTGGTCGATGAAGTTCCGCCGCCGAGCGACGACTGGCCGGATGATCCGATCCGCGAACTGCTTGCCGAGATCGAGGCGATGAACGCCGACGAACTCGACACGTTGACGGTCAGCGCTTCGTGGAAGGTCAAGACGCGCGATCTGTTTCCGCTCGATCTCGATCGCGTCAACGAAGCGATCGCAACGCGGCGCGCGATATTGAAGGGAGGCAACGCGACATGACCACACGGCACAAGCCTGACCACGAGATTCAACTGATGCAGCGCGTGCTGCGCGATCTGCGCGAACTAAGCGTGGCGGGTCGCGTTCGCGTAACCACGTATTGGTCCGATCGGATTGCCGAGATGCCAGACGATCCCAGCGAGCGGCACGGCGAGCAGCAACTCGATATCGAGGATGTGCGACAGCCGCAACTACATGTGCGCGGTGCGGCGGCTTGAGATGAAGGCCGCGCCGACGCTGGTCGAGATCGATCAGGAAGCGAGCGTCCGTGAGCTCGTGCCGAGACTGCTCGACGTGGATCAGATCGCCGACCTGATGAGCCTCGACAAGCGGTCGATATACCGGCTGGTGCACGAGGGTAAGTTCCCCCGGCCGACGATCGAAATCGGCCGATACAAGCGCTGGCGCGCGAGCGATTACGTGGCCTTCGTCGATGCGCAGGACAAGCGTCATGCCTGACCTGTTGCCGATCTCGATCGACGACATGATCGAGGAGGTACGGCGCGAACTGCGGATGCGCGCGACGCTGTATCCCAAGTGGAAGGCGGACGCCGGTCGCAACAAGCGCAACCAGATCGACCGGCAGTGGGACGTGATGGAAGCGGTGCTCAGATATTTGGAGGAACACAATGAGCGATCAACCACAACAACGGTGGACCGAGAATAGGCGCAGCGACGGGCTGGCGATCCTCCCAGGGATCGACGGCCTCGTCATCATGCCGGCCGGCGAGCGGTTGCCGCTCGATAGGTGCCCGTGCTGCGACAAGCCCTTTCTGACTAGCAGAGCCGCACAGCTTGTCGCCGATATGATGTATCCGATGGCGAAGGATAGCTGACCGTGCGGTTGCTCGGCTTGGTCGCGTTGCTCGGAACGGTCTGGATCGCGTTCGGCTTGATCGTCCTGGTGCTGTGACGCTCCAGCGATGCGCTTGCGGCCGCAAGGCGATGACGTTCGCCCCAGGCTGTGAGGCTACCTATGCGCCGGGCGACGTGCTCATCGATCGCGGTGCTAGGGCCCAGGCATGGTGCCGCGCCTGCGCGGAAGGGCGTGGCTGGCTTGCGGCGCCAGAGCGTCCGACCGTAGCGGTCGCCTGCGCGACGCCGCGTAGCCACCGGAAAACCGGCATGACGAAGCGATCGAGGATGAAGGAGGTAAAGCGATGCACGAATTCGAGATCGAGCAACTTATGATCCACACCGGAGGTCGGCGCGAGAACGATATCGCGACGGCGTGGGTGAGCGTCGGGCCGGTCCGCCTGGAGGCGGTTATGCGGACGCTTGACGGAAGCGTTATCGTCGGGGGCGCGGCGATAAGAGACCAACAGCTGTTGGTTGATATCGGAATCGCTATGCGGAAACAGGTGCTCGCGCGGATCGTCGAATTGTTCGCGGCAGAGGATCGGCGGGGGACATGAGATCACAGATCGAATTCGCGCTCGCGCATCCGGTGTTCGATCCGTTCAAGCAGATAACCGCCGGTCACTTTTGGCGCTGCGGTCGCGTCATGTCGGCGGGCCTCACGGTCAACCTCGGACTTGAGTGAAGCGTCTATGCCGGTGGTCGCCCGCTCTGGCAGCTTTCTATCGCTGTGCATGATCGGACGGGACCGGTGTCAGTGCTCCGTTGGAGCCTGAAACTGAGACGCGAGGTTGAGGCGGCGCGGGATCGAATCATGCGCGACGTCGGAACGGACGAAGCGCTGATCGAGGCGGTCGGCGAAGGCAACACCTCGACGCTGCAATGGCGCAAGCCGCTATCGATCGAGGAAGTGGCGCGCATGGCACCGACGCCGGACGTGCGCGAGCGGAAGGGGAGACCGTGATGAGCCGGTGGCCGATCATTCGACATATCCGCTGGCTATGGGGATCGTGGCGTGTCCATGTTTGGGCGCGGCGATGGTCAAGTGTTGGCGTCGGCCTTGGTATTCCAAATCAGAGCGACCTTGATGTGCTCGACGCGATCTGGCGCGGCGAACGGTGAGAACGTTCAGTGGCTACAGCGGCACCAGGGCGGTCGCGGAGCTATTCGGTCGTCTGCACGACGCGGAGGTGGACACCTTGATGGTCGAGCTAGGACATACCGCGCAGGGCCATTACGTGATCCTGCTGACCGATCGCGACTTCCGGGTGGTGCTGACGACCAAGCAGGCCGAGGCGGTGTTGCGCTCGTTGGCGGCGATGGTGTGCGCCGCGCCTCAGTTAGCCGACGATCGAGCAACCTCGTTGCTCGGCACCGCGCTGGTCGAAGCGCTCGGCCATATGCCGGGCCGGCATACGGTGCATTGAACGGAGGCAACGAATCTTCGATGCCAGAGGCTACGTCTAGACAGGACGCAAACACCGATCGAACGGGGACGCAATATCTGGCAGGAGCCGCCCCGGGTAGCCGTCGCTTAATCAGGATTAACCGCGCTTCCAGTAGACGGCTCGCGGTGACAGGTCGGAGAGACGGCGCCTTGCAACTCATGCAACCAACGCGGACCATCCATGCGCGGTCGCATGATTTCTCGCATGGTTAACGCAAACCCCTCGGCTAACCGTTTGAAATCACGCGATTATCCCACCAAACCGGCATTGTTCACCACAATACGGCCAGTCATACCATACGCCCCGGCTGGGTGACAAAAGCTTGCCTTTTCCGCAACTTAGGCGCTTGATGAGTTGCCTAATAGGCAACACGATCGTCTGGAATGACATTCCATACCGCATGATTTTCGCATGATTCGCATGAAAGGGAACCGACTATGCACAAAGCCTTACTCGCCGCCGCTGGGCTACTCTCCGTGGCTGTCTGCGGCAGCGCAGACGCCCAGTCATCCGGCGAGAGCCGCTGCGGCCGGGTGACGCGGGGCGTCTATGCCTGCCAGTCCACCTATGAGACGCCCAATTCGAAAACGTACACGCTTTGCGGTTCTGGCGGCATCAACGTCGCCTGCACCACAAAGACCACACCCAAGGATGCCGGGCCGCCGATCGATCGCTTTAGCGGCCTTCGACACAACTAGCCCACAAACAGCAACGGCGCCCCTCTGGCGGAGGGACGCCGTTTTTACTCACTGGAAAGGTTCGACCGAAATGAACGCTACACCCCACCCCCGCCCGCAGCAAGCCGGCAGGCTTGCCAAGGGCACTGAGATCAAGACCGCCAAGCCGGGCGCCAAGCTGCGCTTTGGCAACGGGCTGTATCTGCTGGTCTCGCCGAACGGAACCAAGTCCTGGCAGGTTCACTACCACGTCGCCGGCAAGCATCAGGCGACGATCGTCGGCCGCTGGCCCGAGCTTACCGTCGAGGAAGCGAAGGCGAAGCGCGATGAGATCAAGCGGACCGTCCGAGCGGGCGGCGATCCGGCAATCGAGCGGCACGAGCAACGCGCGACGCGACAAGGCGCCGAGGCCGCGACGGTGCGGACGATCGGCGATGCCTGGATCAAGCGCGCCAGCGTGGCGCGGGGCTGGTCTGCCCATTTTACGAAGTGCGTCACAGGCCGGCTGACCAACCACGTATATCCCGCGATTGGCGAGCGTCCGATCGGCCGGGTGACGACGGGCGAGATCGAGACGCTGGTGGTCGATCTTTCCGAGCGGCATCGCACCCAGGCGGTGCATGTCCGCCAGCACTTGTCGGCGATGTTCGACTTCGCGCTACGGCGCAAGCACGAGACCGGCGTGACCGAGAATCTGGTGCGGACCATCGCCGAGGACTTGCCGCGGCGCGTGCGCGGCGACGAAGCCGAGGTAAACCGGCCGGCGGTGACAACGATCGAGGACGCGCGCGCCGTCCTCGATGCGGTCGAGATGTTGAGCAACGGTCAGCCGTTCGCCAAGCTCGCCCACCGGCTGATCGCGTTGACCGCCGTCCGCAAGCGGGAAGGCCTCGCGGCCGAGTGGTCCGAGATCACCGACGGGGCGGACGGTTGGACCTGGACGATTCCGGCCAAGCGGATGAAGGGCAAGCTCGGCAAGAAACGGCCGCACGTCATCCCATTGGCACCCCAGGCGATAGAGGTGCTTTGCGCGGCGCGCGCGCTGGCTAGGGGCCTGGGTATCGCCTCGCCGGCATGTTTCCCCGGTCGAGCGAAGGGCGGCTTTATCGACGCTTCCGTGGTCAACGTAGTGATGAACCGCTCGCTGCCAGACGAACTGGCGGGGCGGCATACCGTCCACGGCTGGCGGACGACGTTCTACACGGTCATGAAACGGCGCGACCGGCGCGACGAACCGATCATCGACCTGATGCTGGCGCACCTGCCGATCCGGCCGTCGCTGGCGGCGCGGCATTATGACGACACCGACCTCGACGGCGCGCCCGATCCCGATCGGTTGCGCGTTGCGTGCGCCTGGGCGGACCTGCTGCTGGACGGCGCGAGTACCGCTTTCGAGATCGCCGGTCTGGCCGAGCCGACCACGAGCAACGTCGTGCAACTGAGGGAGGCGGCGTGATGGCCCGCATCAAATTCGTCGTCGTCGTTGGGCTGCTTGCCGCGGCGCTTTGCGGCCCCGCGCTGGCCAACTGGCAGGAGAGTCTAGACCAAATCAGGCCTTCATGCAGGCACACGCCGATCGGTCAGATGACCCACGCCCAACTGGAGGAATGCGACGTTTACGCGCGCGCGATGTGCGGTATGGACGAAGCGTTCAAAGCTCAGAGAGAGAAGCGCTCCATCGATCAGGCGAACTGCCGCGACGCGGAGTTCATTGCACGCTAGGGGGAGTGGTCTGATGGCTGAATACAAACAAGCCGGCGATCTTGTCCCCGGCGATGTTTATATCATGCGGATCAATTATAAGCGGCCACGTGACCAGACTTACAGGGTGACCGGCATAAGTCCGGGGCCTGCCTCGACCATTATCAACGTCTGGGTCGAAAGCGTGGATGGGGACCGCCCCAAGGTCCGCCGCACGATTAGTTTTTTCAAGGTCAATCGCGTGGAGATGGTGGGTTCAAGGAACCTGCACTTTGTGCGGCTCGCGGGGGAGGACTGACCGTGCCACCATCGACTCCAGGCAACATCCTACCGGGCGGAATCGTTCTGATCGACGAACCCGCCCATGCGAACGTGACGACGTTCTCGGATACGGGCGATGTGCTGTTGACGTTCAACACGCGTCCTGGCGGGAACTGCGGTCAAGTCCTTATCGGGCTGACGGCGAATCAAACGCTGCAACTGATTGAGCGGCTTCAGTCCCACGCGGACGCTTGCGCTCGCGCTGTCGTCGAGGGGCGAGGCGGCGCGCGCTTTCCGGATCAGGCGCCATGAAGCCAAAGCTCGTGAAGGCGTTCCGGCGGGACTGCGACTTCGCCGCGAAGCATCTCAAGCTCCAAGGCTTCTTCCGCACGATGTTCGTCATCCGGGGCCATGACGGGCAGGTGATCCCCATCATGGTTGCCGGCGGGGAGAAGGCTGATGCTTATCGCATGGTGCAACTCGCCGCCGTCGCGCATGACGCGGAGGCGGTTAGTTGCATATCGGAGGCATGGACATTGCCACCGGAAGCAACGATGCCGAACTTGCTGCCGTCCGAGTCAGAACGGCGCATCGAGGTCATCGCGGTGCAACTGGTGACGCTCGATGAAGCGCTCTGCTCGATGCGGGAAATCTTGCGCGACGCGGAGGGCAGGATCACCGGCCTCGGACCTGAGCGCGTGAAGCCGACCGCGACGCCGGCCGGCGACTTCAGCGGAACGATGTCGAAGGTTGTGCCATCACGCCGGCCCGATCCTGACGCCCAGGCGGAAGCTCGGGCGTTGCTGGAGCAATTCGCCGGCCGACTAGCAAGCTAGGACCGGGGCCTAGACGGCGCGGCCGGCGAGGGGCGTCCATTGGGCGCCCCTTTTGCTTGGGCGGCTGTACGCCCGCCTAGGGCCGCGGCGGCGCAATCAGGCAGCGCTCGACGATCTTGGTCAGGAGCACATTCCGCGCTTCCGCATTGTGGTCGTATTGCCAAGTGATCGCGCCGAGGAACAGGCAGTTCATGACGATCAGGAGCAAGAACGCGGGCGGGAGGACTCTGATCAATCTTTCGCTGATCCTGACCAGCGTGCCGCCGGTATCAGTCGGCGACGGCGGATCGTGCGGCTTGTCCGACATTGTGCGACTAGTTGATGATGCTGACGGCGTATTGCCGCGTCCGCGTGCTGGCGATGATCGCGAAGGTGCCGGCCCCGCTTTGCGCCTTCGCCTTACCGCCGAGGACGACGATCGTCGCGCCGAATTCGAGCAAGTGAGCCGCCGAGCGGGACGTTGCCCGTCCGGCGAATAGGAGCGTCGACGGCAGGCTGGCGCGGATCGAGGAGCGCGCCTTGACCCGGCCGGCGATGTTGATGTGGAGACTGAGCGGTCCGGCCCGGGTCCGGCTCTGCGACTTGCACGAGGCGCTGAGAATGACGCCGCCGAAGACGACGCTGGCGTTGCTGCGCCCATTGCTCCGGGCCGTTGCCGTGGCAGCAAGGCCGATGCCGGCGACCAGCGCTTCGCGGACAACGCCACCGAGCCTGACTTGCCCAGCATCGGCGACAAGCGCTTCACGCCCGAGGCCGCCGAGCCGGGCGTCGGTCATAGATCAGCTATCGACTTTGAAGCCGGCCGTCGCGGCATTGAGCGCGGCCCCCGTCCAGGGCGCCGATGTGTTCGGATCGGTCGGAAAGAGTGATGTCAGCCAGCCATAGGTTGTGGCCGGCGTTTGGCCGGTCGAGCTTCCGCCGCTGTCGGTGGTCGAGGATTTCATCCGCATCGAGACGGTCTTCGCGCCGGAGTCCGAGCGCTGGCAGTAAGCTTTGACCGCGACCGCATAGACGCTGGCGGGGATCACGCTGAGCGCGCCGAAATTGTAGAGGTCCTCGTGGCCGACCGTCGCGTCGAAGACGAAGCTGGGAGACCCTGGTGGCGGCTGCTGGTTGACCTCGTAGTAGTTCGCCCCGGAGATGCCGGTAAGATTGCCCCACAACAGATAGCTCGCTTGCGCGCTGGTCATCGCCGGCGCAGTGCCCGGAGCGCCCGAGGCATAGGTATTCGCCGCCCGATAACCGAGATTGCCGCCGTCCGATTCCTGTAGGATGACCGAGGTATCGTTGATGAACCCGAGCCAGTATTGCGTGCCGGCCGCAAGGCTCTGCGGCGTCGTCAAGGGTAGCGTGGCCGCAGTTACCGCCGTGACCCCCGTCACCTGCGTGCCCGAAGACATCAGCGTACCCGGCGCAGTGCCGCCGCTGTCGGCATAGACGACGCCGCGATAGTTCGCCGTAGCGCTGGTCGCGCCTGGGATAATCGTGATCGAGTTGAGCGTGCAAGATACGGCGGGCGTGAATCGCCGCAGCACCAGCGATCCGGCGATAGGGGCGTTTGTCGCTATTACGCGCTGCGCGTTCGATCCCAGGATTCCCGCGCCGAGACCGAATTGCACGGCACTATCGGACGTTGGGAACGTTGTCTCGACGCGCGGCGAGTTGAGCAAAACCGCATTGCTGGCGCTGCCGGTCGAGTCGAATATGTATAGATCATCAATGATAAAAGTCCCAGTGGCTGCCTGTACGAGTAGAATCGCATTAGCGAAGTTATTCGCAGAACCTGTCGTGTCGCCTGTACCGCTGAATAACGATACGCCGTCGATCCAGACCTGATATGCGGCAGAATTGCCGAAGGTGATGTCCCATTCGATATAGTGGGTCGAATTGGCGCTAATCGGCGCGCCCGATGCAAGGATGGTTCCGGTTATGGCCCCGTTACGCAGATTGATAACGCCGTTCGTCTCAAGCGTAATCGAGCACTGCGCGGTTGCGCCATCGCGCAACTGCATCAAGGCTGATTGCCCGCCCAGTGAGCCGCTAAAACGCAGACCGCCGATCAGCCGCGAGTAATTGGTCGCGAGCGTCTTGCCTATGGAGACATTGCTGCCAAAAAGAAAAGCATACCCCGTGGTACTTAGTCCTGCCACGATCTGTGCATTCGCCGGCGTCCCGGTGGATGTCCACTCGCCTCCCGTCAGCATCGCGCCTATGGCGGTGCCGTTAGTATTGGCCGGGCCGTACTTGTCGAACCCCTCGACGAACAACAGCGCCATCGATTTAGCTCGACGTAATGATGAGCGAGCCGGCCGGGAACGCGGCCGAAGCGCCGTTGTTGACGGCTTGCGCCACGAGTTTGCGGACCATGCCGTTGCCCGTCGCGCTGGTGTTGACCGCGGTCGAGGCATTGGTAACCGTGAACGTATCGGTCGACGGGCTGGTCACGGTCAAAGGCCCCGTAAAGTTGCTCTGGCTGAACGTTGGGTTGGTGCCGCCATACTCGGTCGTCCACTCGACAAGATCAGCGGCCGAGAACCCGTGAGCATGCGCCGTAATGACCCCCGGCGACGCGGCGCTGACGGTCGCCGGAAGCCATTGGTAATTGCCGAAGAAATCCCAGCATAGCAGGTTGCCACCGCTCGATGCGTCGTACAGTCCGAAGGCGATGACCGTGCCCCAGTCCGCGGTCGCGGTGGGAAAGGTCAGCGTGTTCGCATTCGATATCTGCGATGGCGCCGAGCCGGAGGCCGCGTTCCAATCGCCGGCCGCGGTAGCCACGCGCGCATAGGCGCCGACACTGACCTCGGTGAAGCCGGTGCCGGCATCGCTCCCGACAGCAGTGAATAGCGCGACGTAGGCTGTCGGCAACGTATAGATCGAGGTCTTGCCGGCGATGTGGTTAAGGATGCCCTGCGAGGTTCGATCCGTGAACCCTGTCATGGTTTCTTACTCCGTTGGCGGCTCATGTCTCAAAGCCCACGAGTGACAGATGGAAGTCCGCGAAGGTCGGATCGGGCGAAGCCGGTCCGCGTATCCGTAGGACGTCACCCTGCGCGAAACTGATCGCCGCCTGCGTCGACATCGAGCCTGTGACCGATCCAGCGGCGTAGGTGATCGTCGCGACGGTCGAGAACGTCGTGGGCGTGCCCGCCAGCGCCCGCGCCAGGACGATTGCCGTCGAGCCGGTCGCGGCAGCGCCGCCGCCCGCCTCGGTCGTGTGTCCGAGATAGGCCCCGAGGTTCGCCGGGATCGTCACGGCTTTGCTGAACTTATGATAGAGCAGATTTTGCGATGCGCCGACCATGACGCCGGCAGCATAGGCGGCGACGACATAGCGCGGCCGGACATTCTCAAATTTGCCGCTCGACGTATTGTAAGAAAGCGTATCCTGCGCATGCGGTGTCGCAATCGCGATGCTGTTGCCGCCGTTGGATGCCCAGCTTGGATCAGCGGCCGAGCCGCCTGTCGTAAGCACTTGGCCCGAGGTCCCCGGCGCGAGACCGACCCAGCCGCTATTGGTTCGGTAGAGCAGCGTGCCGCGGCTGCTGCTGATGATCGAGTCGAGGATGTTGCTCAGCGTGTTGCCACTCGGCACCGCCGTCGAGCCGGAGATGTTCGAGATGATTCGACCGTTCGGCACCGAGCCGCCGGTAGTCGGGGCGTTCGCCCAGGCCGGGTTGGCAGCGGCCCCACCGGTCGTGAGTATCTGGCCGCTGGTGCCGGGCGTGAGCGCCGTCCAGGCGGTCGCCGAGCGATACGCTACCGACCCCTGGGTCGAACCGACCACCCGGTCCAGCAACAGCGTGACGGTCGTGGCGATGGGCGCGGCGCTGCCGCCGGTCGGGTTCGCCAACAGGTTGTTGCTGGCGATTGCCGCGAGCGAGACCGCGCCGGTCGCGGTGATCGGCGAACCGCCGGTGTCGATCCCGGTGCCGGCGCTGATTGAGGTCACAGTGCCCGAGCCGACCGGGGCGTCCCAGGTCACATCAGCGCCGGCGCCTTGCGTCTTGAGATAGTAGCCGCTGGTTCCTGGCGCGAGGCCGACCCATCCGCTGATCCCGCGGACAAGCACCGTCCCGCGCGCGTTGGTCAGGATGTGGTCGAGGATCGCGGATAGCGTCTGCGGCGTCGGTATCGCCGAGGAGCCGCTGACGTTGGCGAGCAATCGGCTATCGGCAACAGCCGCGAGCGCTACCACGCCACTGGCCGTGATCGGCGCGCCGCCGGTATCGATCCCGGTCCCGGCGGCGATCGACGTAACGCCCGACCCACCGACTTCCCAGGTCGGGTCGGCCCCGGCGTCGTGGGTCTGAAGGAACAGTCCATTTGAGCCTGGGGGGAGAGCGATCCATCCTGGCCCGCCGCGGTACAGCAAGGTGCCGCGCGTCGTCGTCAGTAGCGCGTAGTCCAGAAAGTTACTTAGTGAGGTCGGGACCGCGGGCGCCGTATACCCGACGATGTTTGCCATCATCGTGCCGGTGGGCGCCGTCATCCCAGCGGGCAAGGCGTCGACGTAGGCTTTCGTCGCAACGTCAGTCGGGTCGGCGGGCGGCTGCATTCCGGTGATTATGCCGCCGGTAATGAGGACGTTTGACGGCTCTTGAAACGCCATATCGCCGAGCGTTTCGTTGTGCCAGAACTGATCGTCGGCGTGCCATACCAGCACGTCCCGGTCCCGCGGTATTCCAGGCTGATTGATCGGGTCCGCGCTGTCGATCGTCACATCGCCGAGCGTGCGCAGCAACGTATCGACCGAGCCGAAAAGTTGCGTATATACCGGCTTGCCACCGACCTCGAGGTCGGGTTGCATATACGGCCATGAGCCGGCGATGTTAACGAGAAAGATTCCAAAGCGGACGTTGCCGGCGGGATCGGGCCACGGGTTGGTACTGCTGAAGGTAAACACGTCCAGCACCGCATAGGCCGTCGCAGCGGCGAACTCGCCGCGCCACCGGAACGTCAGCACCGGCAGCGTAAATGGCCCCATCACCGTGCCATCGGTGAGGTAGATGGTCATCTGCGTGCCGGAGACGGTAATCGAAGCGATGCCGGTTGCTTGTGGCGGGTTGTTCTGAAGCGCGATGATCGCCTCGGCGAGCGCCCAGAAATTATTATCGACTTCCGACGCCTCAAGGTTGGCGCCCTTGCCACCGCCCCATGCGCCTAGCGTGCGGAAAGTAATGTCCATACTAAGCTAACCTAACTGGGATCGTGGCGGCGACGGTCATCCACCACACTCGATGCTGACAGTCCAAATATAGGGGGCATCGCGCGTTCCCGGTCCTACTCGGACCCCAGGCCGGCGACGCAGCCGTGGCTGTACTAGCCTGGGCGGAGGCGCGGTATCGTATTGGTTTTGACTCAGTGAGGGCTGTTCCTTTGGCGGCGGCGGAAAGGGCTCAGGGAGCCAAGGGAAAGGCTCAAGCAGGCTTCCCAATGCAAATTGGATCGTTGCGCCGCGAATAGGCGTAGCGCTCGCTTCGACCTGATATGTCGTCGCCGGTGGCGGAGAAAGCTCAATGAGGATGCTGCCATTGTACGATATGACGGTCGGCGTATACCTTGGCCCGAAGACCACGTAGACGTTCGATCCTGCCGGGTCTTCAGCTGCTCGCCACAATTTTAAGGTGCGATCCTCGTAGCGGTCGAGGGGGTGAACGCCCGCGGTGTACCAAGCGGCAATCCAAAGCGGAGTTCCGCCGTTGTCGACGCTGGGACCGTTATGCTGAATTCTTGCCGCCTTCATGCATTGGGCGAAAAAATATCCGGTGAGGCCAGGGTAATCATAAGGCGGAATGTTCGGGGGATATAAGGAGATCGACTCGGCCACGTCGACCCACCTGGAACCGTCCCACCGCTTGCCACCCCAGACTTGGTGAAACCAGTAACTCCAGCCCCCAACGTGGTCAAACGAGGGGTCGTAGACATCCCCGCCCCCACTGCACGGAAAGAGGTCAGGGTCGCATACGATATCAGGTGGCACACCGCCGCCGCCGTCATCTTTCTTCTTCTTCCAATGCACGTTGACGATCGGGTCGAACGGCGACTCGGCGTAAAAGCTCATGGAGGCGTCAGGGTCCATTGCGTGTTGCAGTCATCACCGGCGAGCGCTGTCGTATCGCCGTGGACAAAAGCGTCGGTAAACTCATCGAGCACTTGATTGATGCCATGATAGACATCGGACATCTGTTCGAGCGTGGTCGCGCAGTCCTGTTTCTCGTTTCTCTTTAGGTGCATAATTTTAGGCCGTTCCACATCGACGTAGCTTTCGCCATCGTTTCCCATGATCCGTATCGTGTCAGTAACCCGGCTCTGCTCCTGTAGCTTCTCCTGGCAGCATTGGAATTGGTACGTCATGCCAGGGGGAGCCACTGGTGCCGGTACAGCTGGCGGGATCGTGCCTTGCGCCGTTGCGCCCCATGTCAGCGACGCGCGGTCCGCCCCTCGCGACGGGCTTGATGGGATGACGCGGGTCCCGAACGGTGTCGGGGCTTGGTAAGGCCGGATGACATATTCGAGGTTCGGCATCGTTTCATGCTCCCGGAGATGGCGCGGAGAGATCAATGGTCTTCGGCAGCTTCAGCGGCGTTATCGCCGGAAAGAAATCGCTGTGGAACTCGGCGCCCTGAAGCGGGTGAAGGTTGAGCGTCACCGACGTGCTGGTGTTGGCCATCGCGGTCCGCGGATCGCCGTTGCTCGGCCCGGTGCTTCCCTGGAAGGAATTTAGTAACGGGATTTGTACCGTCAGCCCATTGACCACCGTACAGTTAATAACCGCCTGCGTCGCGGTTAGCCGTGTGAAATCGAGGTTGTCATCGACAATCGCGAAGTCGTCGAGCGTCTCATAGGCGAAGTCGTCATCGACCCCGACCGGGTTCTGCGCGCCGGTCATGACCTGATAGCCGGAATTGACATAGCCGGCATCGACATAGGCTGGCGTCCCGACCTGGGGCGCGGTTCCATCGCCAGTTCCTATCGAGCAGCCGAGGGTAAACTCGCCGAGCATGGTCCCGGCATCACTGCAAGTGAGCTTGTAGCTTTTGACCTTGCCCGTCGCCGTTCCCCCAGGGAGCCGGCGATCGGTCAGGCGGACGCTATGGCGCAGGCTGATGTCGAGCGCCTGCCGCCAGGACACCGCGAAGGTAACGTCGACCGCTCGCGCCCGCGCCCGCAGCTTCGCTCGCGCTGAGAGCAGGAGATATTCAAACGACGCCGCGCCCCGCTCGGTCTGGAAATATGAGCGGTAAGCGACATTGCCGATGGGAATGCTGCCGTCCAGATCGACGTTCAATCCGACGAATTCGGAACTCAGGCTGATAGCTTCGCGATCCTGTTCCGCCGGGTCCGATAGCGTCGATTGGAGACCTGCCATCATGACCGCGGTAACGGTCTCGGTTCGCTTCCGGTCGGCTTTGTATTCGAGGTTCATCCGAACCTTATAAACATTGAGCGGGAAGTCGATGGTAAATGTTGCCACCGGGTTCAAATAGGCTGCCAGATTGGCTTCCTCCAATGTGCTACCGACCGTGATCAACGGGGCGCCGTGCCCCTCATAGGTCAGCCGATAGACGGTCGGCTGGAACCACGTCGCCTCATACATATAACAAAGCGGCGTACCGGACGGATCGCTTCCGGTGCTCAATGACCAGCCAGCGCCAATAGTAATGCCCGGCCGCGGCCAGTCGGATTGCAGCCCGTCGCCGGTAAGCACCTGGATCAGTCCTCCGCCACCTTCGCTGTATGGCGATCGGCTAAAGCCGTGATCGTAATAAGAACCGGCAGTGTGGAACGCGCCGATAATCTGCTCGGTTACATCGATGACGCCCGAAGCCTGCTGCGACCAGCTCACGGTCCCCGTTACCGTGGTTGCGACCAAAGGTGGCGGCCCATAGGACAGGCTAAAGTTGTCATAGATCGAAACGTCCTCGCCGATATCGACGACGCCATCCTCGCCCTCAAGCACGTCGCTGATGGTCAGTTGCAGCGTCCGGCGATCGATGTGCCATAGCGCGGAATACGATTCGAGCACCGTATCGATATTGCTGCCACCGGCAAACCAGATCGGATCGTAATAGGGAAGCACCTGAAGCGAGGTTGCCAGCGCGACCTTTTGCGCATTGAGATCATCCGGGCGGGCGAGAAATTGTAGATCGACAAGCTCGCCGGCCTGAAGGCGCGGCACGCCGATCAGCCGGCCGTTGAACAGCGGTTGAATGTCGGGGGTGTTCCCGGCCGGGTTCCAGGCGCGGTCCCAACTGAGCCAGCACCAGAGGTTCCGCCCGGTCGCGAGCAAGCCGATTCCGGGGTTCTTGATGCTGATCGTCAGCGTCGCAAGCCCACCCTCCTCCTGGGCGATCTCCAGGCTTACCACGTCTTCGTCGAAGCGATTGTGCACTGTGACATCAAACGGCGCGTTCGGCGTGCGCGGTCCGGTGATCGTCAGGATTGCGTTGATGTCGGATGCGGTCGCCGGGAGATCGAGCGTGATCGAGGTCCCGCCCATTGGCGCGACAAACGTCGTCCCAACCGGGATGCCGTTGCCGGTTACATTGTAGAGCAGCCCCGGCGTCAGGCTCATGAGCGCGCCCGATGGGATGCTGGTAACCACCGCGGGGTTGGCGACCGGAAAGCCGCTGATCACGAGCGGGAACTGACCGCTTGCCGTCGCCCGCACAGGCTGCCTAGCGATCGTATAGGTCGTGACGCCCTCAAGCTCGCCGAGATCGCCGACGACCGTCTGGGTGTGCGGCGTCGCCGCGTAAAGGTAGATTTCGCCGCTACCGCCGCCGGCATAGTCGAGGAAAGCCCCGCCAACGATCAGGGTGCCGCCGCCGGTGGTAATCGTCGTTCCGTCGATCGTGCCGATCGGGATATCTGTTTCGCCGATGACGGTCCCGAACACGCCGTAGGTTCCGACCGGGAGATCGCCGGCATCGAGGGTTAGGGAACTGTTGCCCTGGGTCGTTGTCCCCAGGACCGTGCCGATGGTCGCCGCCTGCGTCGCGACAAATTGGCCGGACGAAACCGAACCACCCGCCGTGGAGCTCAGATTGATCGATCCCGGAACGCCGTTGAGAATGCTGTCGTCGAAAATGAAGTCGGCGTCGATGCCGTCGCCCTCGAGGCGGTAAAACGCCTGGGTCGAGAGGTTCGCCGTACTGGCGATATCGGTTAGCTGCTGCGCGCCTGCTGCGAGATTGCCGACCAGGGTGACCGTTTCAAAGCGCGCGCCATGCGTCGTCCCGTTGGTCGCAAGGGTTAGCTGCTCCTCAATCGCGCCGCCGGCCCAGGCGAAATAGAACGGTCCCGGCACCTAGACTTCCTCCAGCGCGAGCGACCACGCCACCGCCTGCTCCCACTCCTGCCGCGCGATCTGATGCTCGACGACCATCATGGTGAGTTGCGGCCGGTAATAGGTGAAGGCGCCCTCGACGCGAGCGCTGCCGGGGACCGGGTTGCGGCCGGAAAATCCGGTCGTAGTCAGATAGGCAAGCTCGACCAGGGAACTGACGACGACGATCATCCCGACCCACAAGCCGTCGAGCGCGGCCGGTGCTTGATCGTTGCCGCTGACCTCAAGCCGGTACTTGCGCATCTGCGGCGCGGAGATGTCGACCAGGGTGCCGTTGACCGTGCGGGCGAGCTTGTCGGTGCCCTTGGCGGCGTCGATCGGCATGAGCGTCCCTTGCAGGCCGCGCGCCGAATAGGGGTTAACCCCAGGCGCCGCGGCCGAGAGATCGAAACGGAGATCGAGCGAGGTCGAGAAGCTCATCGACCGCTCGGCCTCGCCGCGAACCATGACGGCTTGGTTCCGGCGGATCGCATCTGCTGGCGATGCGCCTCGACGACCAGGGCGTTGACCACGTTGTCATGGCCGGAGAGGGCAAACGAATTGCCGCCGAGATGGAGGTGCACGGGGGTGCCGCCGGCCGACACCGGACCGCCTTCAGCAAAGTGCGGCGCCGAGACCAGCCCGCCGAGGGCGAAGCCGGGATTGCGCAAGCTGTTGAGCGAGGCGAGTAGTTGCGGTCCCCAATGCTGCACCGCTTGGGCGCGCATGACGAATTCGCCGTTGGATAGCCGCGCAAGGATGCTGTCGCTGGTGCCGCTGCCGCTCCCACGGACCATGCCGCCCGCGGCGAACGGGACGCCGCTGGCTGCCGCGGAGCCGATCGCAGCCGCGGTAGATGCAACCGCAGATTTCGCCGCTGCGATCACGGTTGAAGTCGCATTCGACAGCCAGTCGAGCGCGCCTTGCCAGATCGTCTTGAAGCCGTCCGCCGCGGTCTGCGTCCCCGCAAGGAAGGCCGTCCAGGCAGAGTTCGATTGGGTCGCCAGCTGCGCACAGAACTGAGTCCAGCCCTCCTTGAATGCAGCAAGCGCTGTTCCGTCCAGTAGCTTCGCGAGCATGTCGTTGATCGCGATCTGGCCGGGGCGGGCCTGCTCCGCGATCGTGGCCATCAAGCCGGACCACGCCTTCGCCAGCCGGTTTTGCGATGCGATCAGTTCGTCATTCTTCTCGACTGCTTCGTCAGTAGCGCCGCGCTGCGTGGCTTCGAGTGCCACGATTTGAGCTTGCCACTCTTTCAGCAATGCCGGCGCGACCTTTAACATCGACGCGGCCGGCACACCTCCGAACAAAGTTTTGGAAATTAGGTTCAGTGCGGTCGGATCAAAGTTCTTGGCCTGCGCAACGAACGCCTGCAGTTGCATCGTGTAGGCTTGCAGCTTGCCGATCTCGGTATTTGGCAGTTGCTTGAGAGCCTGGGCGATCCCGAGCATTTCGAGCGGTTGACCGAAATCGCGCGGCTGTTGCTGCCCGCCCCTAAACACCTGAACGCCTGGAGCGCCAGGAACACCAGCTAGTCCGCCGACGCCGCCCCGGAGAACGCTTACACCGCCTGTCGCGACCGGCTGGGTTGATTTCTTGCGTATCTCGTCAAGCTGGGCACTCATGCCTTGCATCGCTTTGGTCGCGATGTCGGCATCTTCGCCGAGACCCTTCACCACGTCCTGCGCGGCCTGCAGGGCGATCGGCTTTATCCCGATCTCATCCGCCGTTTTCTTGAGTTCGCTGAGTGCCTTGGATACCTCGTCGATCGATTCGCGGATTAAACTGAACGCCTTGCCAATGGTGACGCCGAACAGACCGCCGGCAAATCCGCCCGTAATCCTGCCGAAGATACCGCCGAAGCTCTCTACGCTTCGGGTTAGGCTCGAAAACTCGGAAACGACCCGGCCAAGACCGCGGCCCTGATGAATGAACTCTTGCAGGCCAGACGCCGCATGTTCGGCGCTGTTCCCCACCCGGTTAAAGCTCGGCGATAGCTTGGCGATCTCGGCATTGAGCGACGACGCGGATCGTTTGTATTGGTCGAGTTGCCGTGCCTTGGCGTCGAGCGCTATCCGATCGGCACTCTGACCCGTCTTGTTGAAAGTCGCCGCCAGCGCATTTAGCTCTTTGGTGGCTGCTTTGGTCGCTTGGCTGACGATAGCCAACTCGGCGCGAAGCTTACTGCTATCCGCGCCGATGGTGACGGTCAGATTATCGGCCACTTAGGTTTCCCACTTCTTCAATTGCTCGCGGATCGCCTTCGGATCGCCTTGGGCGGCGAGCGCGTGCAGGCTCAGCAGATCGCCCATCTCCTGCCGCTTGCGGTCCCCGGTGATGGCCAGCAAGGCCTGCAACTGGCGCGGCGTATAATCCATCACGTCGCGGACGCTATGGCCGGCGGCGATGAGCCGTTCGGCCGCGGCGGCGTATTCGTATCCGGACCCCTGCCAAGCGGGGCGCCGCCTGCGCCGCTGGCGAGCCGCGTGATCCGGTCCATGAAAGGGGCGACGCCGTTCGGCATCGTCAGGTCGCGGATTGCGATCAGACAGTCCGCCAGATCGTCGAGCGAGAGCGCGTCGGCGATCGTATCGGCGGCCTCGGGTTGCCCAGCGGACTGAGCGATGATGGTGCCGATTGCCGCGGGGGCGTCCGCGAGCAGCGTATCGACCTCGATCGCCGGGGCGCCTTCGACAAGTAGCTTCCGCAACTCGGGGAAGCGCGCCAGCAGATCGGCGATCTGCCGGAGGCCGAGACCGCGCAACTCGATCTCGCCTGCGGCGATCTGGACGGTCTTTTTCTGCGGAACGATATCGACCAACGAAACCATGTCAGCCGCCGGTCGGTAGACCGAGCAGCGCGAGCATCATGTTGTCGTATGTAAATTCTTCCATGACGATGTTGAGGCTCGCGGCCTTCTCGTGGATCACTTCCAGGTCTTTCACTTTGACCCCGTGGCGCGACGTGTAGTGCGGCAGCGTCGTCACGGCGGGGGTGAATTCAAAGGTCGGCACGTTGCCGATATCGCGATAGGCAACGTCGGAGGTAGTCTGGATTGAGACAACGCCCTTGCCGATGTAGTACATATCAACAAGCGGCGACACCAAGCTCGTGTCGGGATGCGTGACGGTCCCGAATATCCCGGTATCATCGGCGAGCACTTCGCCCGTCAGGGTCAGTTGCCCCCATTCATCATGGATCAGGCCGACCGCGGCGTTCGGTCGGAACATCACGTTGGTGAGCTCCATCGTGATCGACGGGCCGATCGCGTTCGCCCCGACGAATTTGACCTTGGCGATGATCTGATCGGCGCCGAAAACATTGAAGGTGCCGGGTGTCGCGGTGCGCGGCTCGGGTCCAGACATCGGTGGCTCTCCTATTTCATGGTGTCTTTTATGGCATCGGCGACGGCGGCTTCGAGCGCGGCCCGCGCACGCGGCAGCATCGCGGCTGCCGGACGGCGTAGGAACCGCATCTCACGGATTTTAGCCCGCCGGGTATAGCTGTGGATCAGGATCGATTGGCTTTGTGCCGCCTTGTGTCCGAACACCTGTGTCAAGCGCCGTCGATAGCTTCGAACCCGGAAGGCGCCACGCCGACCCGGCGCGCCGTATTCAAGCGCCCCGGCCGCGGCGGCGAAGTTCGCGCTTTCGTTCCTGAGCACGCGCACCCGGCCGCGCACCCAGCCTTCCTGAACGTCGACGAACGATCGGGTCATTGACAGGAGCCGTCCGGTGCGCCGCGGCTCGCCGGCCTTGACCTCGGCGAGCAATTCATCGGTCAGCGCGCGGATCGTGACAGCGAGCCGGTTGCGCAGCGCCTCCGGCAGCTTATCGAACGACAAGACGATGCCGCTCGTTTTGACCTTCGCATCGAACAGCGCCATCAGAGCAAGTCGCCCAAGCTGAAGATGTAGGTGAACACGAGATTGAGGTCGATGCGGTATTCGCGCGCCTCGGCGTCGGGTGGTGGAACGACGCAGCCCTCGTAGCGAATGCCGCCGTTGGTCGTGACGCTTGCCCGCAGCGCCGTGTCGTTGAGGATCGCGGCGAGAACCTTGTTGCGGTAGAGCGTCAGGAGCGTGCCGGCTTCGCCGCCGCCGTTGCCGCGCACCGCAATGATAACCTGCGGCAATAGTTCCATGCGCTGCTTCTCGGATACGGTCGCGTCCCGCCCGCTACTCGGCGACGCCGTGACCATGTGTTCGGAGCCGTCGAGAACGATCACCGCAGGGCGCAGCATCTCGGTGACATCAAGCCGGTTTCGATCGACCGCGTTGATGCCCTCGACAGCGCCGCAGACCGTCACCAGCCGCGACAAGATGGCTTCGCGCTGATCGGCCACTACCAGAACCGCGGGCCGTAGCCGAACAGCAGGATGATTAGCAGCACAATTACAATCAGCCCAATGCCGCCGTAGCCGTAACCGCCATAGTAGCCGCCGCGATATCCGTAGTATCCGCCGCCGAGGCCGCCGAACAGGATCACGATCAGCAGGGCCAGCAATAGCAGGCTCATTCCGCGGCCTCCTTCATCAGCCCCGACACAGCAGGTTCACACGCACGAGTTGCCCGCCGTAGTAGATCGGCCCGATCTGCTCGACGTTGCTCGGATTGCCGCGGATGATCACGCGGTCATCCTTGGCCGGAATGCCGAAGGCCGCGAGGCTGGTCGGACTGAGAATGACCCGGATGTCCTGCACGTCGCCCGCCGCGAGGTCCTGCGGCGCATAGGAGCGGACCTGAGCCGGACAGGTGATCTCATCGCTGACAGTAATCCCGCCGGTCGAGCCGTCGATCGTCGTATGCTGCAAGGTGACGCTTTCGCCGGTGTGGGCGAGCGCCCTGTCGAGACTTGTGATGATCGTTCGCGGCGTCATACGACCCACTTCCTGTAGGGCGCGAGCCAGTCGCGGACGGTGCTCGACATCGAGGGCGTCGTCGCATCGGTGTACCAGTCCTGTTGAATGACATCCGGAATCGTTTCGCGGCGCAGCGCCGGGTCGCGACCGCGCGCCGACCAGCGGGAGGTCAGATATTCGAGCGCTGCGCCCTGCACGTCCGGCGGAATGACATCATAACCCGCATCGTAATCGATCAAGGTCACTTGGCCGGTCCATGAGTAGATCATCGCCTGAGTGTCGAGCCGATAGATCGAGCCGGTCTCGATCTCGATCTCCCATAGCGCCGGATCGAGCAGCGTGCCGTCCTCGGTCACCGTCAGCACCGGCACGCCGCCTTCGTCCAGCGGGATCGGCCACTGCCGCGTTTCGAGCGGCCGGCCCTGTCCGAGCCAATCCCAGACGCGGCGGATTTGGTCGCGATAGGTTTGCCGCACGAATACGCGGTCGCAGTATTGATTGATCGCGGCCGACACCGCGTCGATCTCCTGCTGGATCGCGGCATCCTGTGACGTGTCGGCCGGATCGATGCCGAGCGCGGTCTTCGCTTGGTCGAGGCTCATCAGCGCCAGACTCTCGGCCGGTGTGATGACGCGGGTGATGGTATAGCCGGCCGGTCGCCTCACGAGCGGCGCAACCGGGCCAATAGCGGATAGAAGTCGCACGAGACGGTCGAGCCGTCGTCGTGGGTCAGCGTCAGCACGCCCTGGTCGTCGATCGCCGCCGCCGCTATGCCGCGCCCTGGCGGCCCGCGTTCGCCTCTCGGGCCAGCTTCCCCAGGCTTGCCGCGATTGCCCTGTGACGCGATCAGGCGCCATCCCTCGCCCGGGCATGGCCCCGGATCATCGACGCGCGCAACGAACGACGACCCATTGATCGCGACGACATCCATCGTCCGGTAGACGGTCGTCGCGTTCCACATGCCGCGGATGGTCAATGATTGCCCGTCGATCCCGGCCGCGCCCGCCGCGGCGAGACAAATCCAGTCTTCATGCGGCGGTGCCTCAGCGGTATCTCGCGCCGCGCAATAGGTCGAGCCGCCATGCGTCACGAGCGCGGCCTCGTAGTGGATCCCTTTCGCCCACACGACCGGCGGCGAGAACTTTCCGACCGGGCCGGTCTCTCCGCGCTCTCCACGCGGCCCGGCTTCCCCTGGCTCGCCGCGGTCGCCGCGCACCCCCTGCTCTCCGGCGGCTCCGGCAGGCCCTACAAGGCCTCGCTCGCCGGCCGGCCCTTGGATAGCTTCACCGCGCTCGCCCGGGTCTCCGCGCTCTCCTGGCGGTCCGGGCGGGCCGTCTCGCAGCGTCGCGAGCTTCTCGGCGATCGCGCGCTGGATGCTGAGTTCGGTTTCAGCCCGCTGGGCGCGGAGGGCCGCCGTCTCCTCGCGGATTTCAGCAAGCGCCGCCGCAAGCCTAAGCTCGACTCCGCGCTCGACGCGGAGCGCGAAATCGCCCAGTTCCTCGGCAAGCGACTCAAGCGGCGATGTCGACATGATCGTTCGGTCTGCGAGTGCGCCGCCGGAAGGCAGCGACGACGCCCTTGGACTGATCGGCTCCATCGCCACCCCCGCTGTCCGCTGATGAACCGCCACCATCGGCGGATCCACCCGCGGCTGGCGGCGGTGCTGGCGAGGCCGCCGACGGTGGCTTCAGGTCCGCGCCATAGGATAGCGGGACAACCTGCTGCTGGACGCGCGGCATCGCGCCGTAGCCGTCCTCGACCGCCGGCAAGTCCTCCTCCGCCCGCGCCTCGTCGGGCGAGTAAATGCCGCTGATGACGCCCCGCGCGAGAGCTTCGATCCGCTCGCGGTAGGCGCTGCGGAGCAACGCGCGGGTGTCGAATTCCAGGTATTCGTCGGGCTGGCCGTAGAGACCGAACAGGTTCCCGATCGCTTCCTCGATGTGGTTGAGCGTGAACCCCAAACCCGAGGCGATCCACGATTGCATCAGCAACTCGGTCGAGGCATAGGTCGGGCCGCCGATGCCGAGTATCTGCAACGGCACTCTCATTGCTAAAGCGATATTTTGGTCCGTCATCTTGAGCATTTCGGCAAGCTGCGCGTCGACCGCGCTGGTCTCGATCGAGTTCGCCTTAAGCCCATTGGTAAGGACTGCAGTCAGGCCGGCATTGTCGCCCTGGCTGACATCGTTCCACCGCTGCCGGGTGGCCTCGATCTGCTCCGCCGTCATCGTTTGATCTGTTTGCAGCGTAAAGCTCGGCCGCGCTTGGTTGAGATAGAACGCGATCTGTTGGTTGAGCGCGGCGCCCGACATTGCGAGATCGAGCGTTGCGGAGAGTATCGGGCTTTCGCCCCGCAGCGGATGCCGCGGTGTATGCAACCGGACGTGCAGCACATCACGCGCCGGGGCGGGTTCCGACAAAGTGAGATCAAGCCGCCGGTCGACGATCTCGTTGCCGCTCAGCGAGTAGAAAACGGACCCATCTCCGGCGATCTGTGCGCGGCCGAACCGCATCAGGTGCAACTCGGCAATTTCGGCGCGGTTGTTTCGGGCAACCAACGCGAACGCCTCGCCGTGCTCATAGAGCCGCCGCGTCAAGTTCAGCAGGAAATCCGAGATACTCTGGTAATCGTTTGGCTGGCGGAGGATGCGGGTCAGCGCCGAATTGACGACGCGCTCGCGGCCACCGTTGCCGAGCTTGCGCCAATGATTGCCGGGACACATCGGCACGGTCTGCGAGTATGCGCTGACGCACGCCTCGACCATCGCCCGCCGCTCGCCGTAGGGCTGCAAGCGATAGCCGGTCTGCCACCAGTTCCAATCCCGGCCCGCCTTGGCGCTCAGCCAGCCCTGCGACAGCATGTAGGGGCCAGGGCGGTATTGCCCTTCGGCTGCGACCTGCTTCTGGCCCCACGGCAGGATGCGGGCGAGCCAGTTGCCCATCAGCGCGTTTTGTAGTCGGCGCCAGCCTGCGGCTTCATGTCGCGCGTCTCACGTTCCCGCCTTGCTTGCGCCGCCGCTTCGGGTTCCTGCCCCTGTTCGTATGCGCCCTCCATCATCGCGTCGGCTTCCGCCTGGGTCGGTGTTGGCTGCGGAGGATTGTTTACCGTTTCGAGCCGCTCGGCGTGCTCCTGCTCTATCTCCTCGCGCGTCGGCGTCACTCGCATACCGGCGACGCGACGCTCGTCAACGGTTGGGCGCTTGTCGGCCGGATGCTGTGAGGCGTGGCGCTGCTCGGCCGGTCGCTGCTCGGCGGCGGGCCGCTTGTCGGCGGGTTGCTGCTGATGAGGTTGGCGCTGATCGTGGGGCCGCTCATCAGTGGGCCGCTTGTCGTTGGGCTGTTTGTCGGACATTTGCTTTGCTCCCTATGAAACCAGGACGGCGTTCGAGTGCGGCGCATCGGTCGAGCCGAACGGGTTACTGGCCGTTACGACGCAAGTGATGCTGTGCCCGACATCGCTCGCCACGATCAGATAGCTGGCGCCGTCTCCTACGTGCGTCGTGCCGTCGCTATACCAAGTGCCACGGTACTGGGTCGGCTCCTGGCTCCAGTTCCCCAGCGTCGTCAGCAACTCCTGCCCGACCGCTCCCGTTCCGCTCACATAGGGGACGTCGACATTGACCGGCGGGCCAGTGACCGGCGTTCCCTCCGGATCATTGCCGTGCGCCATCATCTTGAACCCGTCCGCCATCAATTGCGTCGGGGTCGGTTGATTAACCGGCGCGGCACGTTCATCAGGCTTGTCTGACATCTCTTCGCCTCCGAAAGATTGGCGGGGCCGAAGCCCCGCCTACGCCCGAACCGTTTACGGACCCCAGTTTACGCCCGTCATGTACTGAACCATCCCGGCGCGCCGCATCGCCCAGGTGACGTTGGCGAGCATGCGAACCGCGATCTGAGCGGTCTGGAACATCGATTGCGTGGGAGCGGCGATAGTCGCGGGCGATCCGGCGGTGCCGATGTTCAACGGGGTCGTGTCCTCCATGTGGAGGGTCGCTTCCTCGCTGACCTCGAATTCCGGCGCGCCAGAGACCGAAACAAAGTCCGCCGCGTCGATCATGTAGACTTGGCCTGACGGCACACTTGTTGACTCAATCACGTTGAACCGTGCGGTAAACTGTTGGGTCCATCCGAACGGTACGCCGGTCGGCCCCGGCGCGAAGATCAGTTGTTGTCCCTGCGCCGGATTGAGCAGCAGACACAATATCCGCCCGGCATTGACCGCATAGAACGGATTGGTCAACGCCTGGAGGTCGGCAAGGATCGCGGTGTAGCTGTGCGCCGTCGAAGCGGTGAGCGGCGTGACGCCATTGGTTAGTCCCGCCGGCCGCGTTGTCGAGACCGCGACGTTATCAATCAACAGACCGTCGATGTTGATCGATGTGTCCAGCGTGATGTTCTCGCGGATGATGCTTTCGATCGCCGGGTTCGAGTACATGGCGATTTCGCGGGAGAACACCGCCAGCCCGCCGACCTTGTGCGGCGAGAGGGTGATGCTGGTCGTGCCGAGCCGGCGAACCGGGATCGGCGCGCCTTCGGCGACGAATGAGCCACCGATCGAGGGCGTCGTGGCGCGCGACGGTATCTTGATCGCCCCGGCGTTCGGACCGAATGCCAACGAAGCACCCAGGCCAGACAGCCGCGGGAATACCGAGGTCGGCACGAGGTTGGCGAGAAAGTCGGCCTGCGCCAACTGGACAAGTTCGGCCGCCCATCCCGCCGTTGTCGTGGTCGCACCGGCTACCGCGGCACGGCAAACGACCGCCGTCGCCTCGTGCTCAGGGTATCCTTCCTCAAGCGCTTGAGTGAGCGGAATGTGTTGCACCCTGGATTTGACCAGAGCGGTAAGCCCACGCCACAGCAGATCGCGCGGCTCGACCTCTTTTGCTGGGATGCTAAACGGGCGTCGGGCAAGCGCCGCCGATTGCTGCTGCTGCGGCTTCGGCGTCGGATCATCCTCCCCGGCGCGTGCCGCGAGCGCCCTCTCGGTACGCTCAAGCGATCCGAGCCGCTGTGTCAGCGCTTCGATCTCGGACTGGTAGCCGTCGGCCTCGTCGACCTCATGTTCGGGGTCTTTGGCAAGTTCAAGCAGCGCATCACGCGCTACGTTGAGCTTGCCCTGCACGTCTTGGATTTGTCGGGAGATGGTTGGGGTTGTCATTGGGTTATGCGCCTTTGAATGGCGTTTCATCACGGCTTGCCCGCCGGTTTTCGCCATATCCCGTCGCCTCATTTCGGCTTGCCCGCCGAAGGCGATGGAGATGGTTTCGTCGGAAATGTGGAGTGACCGTGCGACTTGCAGCGCGGCCGGATTGGCCGGCACCGAGACGATGCTGGTCTCCAGCAATTCCTGCTGCATGAAGCGCGTGCCCGCATAAGGCTTCTTCGGATCAAGCGGTTCGCTCTCGACCGAAAGAAACCCGACGCTGGTCGCGCGCAGAATGTCCTGCTCGATCAGGCTGAGTATCTCATCGACCCGCTGCGACGTGCCGCGCGCCGCCGGTTCAAGGTCGCCCACGAGCCGGCCGTCCTCGACGCGGACGTTGCGCCATTTGCCGATCGGCGAATTCGGATTGTGGTTGAACAGCGCGATCGGATTGCGATTGAACGAATCAAGCCGCCAGCCGTTCTGCTCGATCACGTCGCCATAGCGGTCGACGGTGGCATCGCTGAGGACGTAGGTAAGCGTCCCCGCCTGCTTCCCGGTGGCAGTTTTGCGAACCAACGACATTGTATTGATCTCCGCTTTAGCCGATCAGCGTCGCGACGTTGAATTGCGGCTGCTCGATCATCGCGAGCCGCATGGTCATGATCAGCGCAATCGGCCCGTCGATCTTGTTTTCCGGTCGTTCCTTTCTGGGGAACACCTGATCTTTGCCGTCGAGCCGCGCGGTGACGTTCGACATCATCCACGTCATAGGATCGTTGGCGTCGCTGTTATGCTTGAGCCGTCCGGCGTCGATCAGCGCCGCAACCTGCTTCATCGGCTCGGTAAAGTTCGCCGCGGTCTGCTGGAACTCGCTGACCTTCGCGCCCTTCGCCATCAACCGCGTCATCAGCATGGTCGCCTGCGCGGGATCGAATGTGATTTCTTCGACCGTAAAGCGGCGACGGATATCGTCGAGGTCTTCCTCGATCCGCTCAAAGTCAATCATGTTGCCTTGCGTCAGGATCAGCTTAGGCGGATCGGATAGCGCCCAGCCGCGGTAATGATCCTTGCCCGGCTCCTCGACGATCTCCTCGGGAAGATAGTAGCGGCCGAACGTGGCGAAGCTGCCGTCGCCGAGATCGAATAGGATTTGCATCGCGGCGATGTCCTGCTTCGATGCGAGATCGAGCGCGATGTTGCAACGTTGCCCCTCGAAGTCCTCAAGCTGCAGGTCCGAGTTACGGCACGTCGCCCAGCTTTGCATATTGAAGAACGCGGCGCGGGCGTTGACCCATAGGTTCAGGTGCTTGGTCTTGAACCGGCCCTGCTCCCGGGTGTTGCGGACCGCCTCGCGCTGGCGGGCGAGCAGGAACTCGCTCGATACCGATACATCAAGATTGGGATTTGCCTTTAGGATCGCCTCGGGCGCCGTCCAGTCGTCCTCGGGATCCACCGTATACTCAATGAAGAATTTCTCGTCGTCCTCGATGACACCTTCCAGTATCTTGCGGCAGGTCAGTATCTTGTCGAAACATGGCCCGGCCAGATTATCGCCCGCCGTCGAGATCACCCACATCATCGGTTGCTCGCGGGCACCCATGCCGGTCAGCATCGTATCGTACTGATCGGGGCTATCGTGCTCGTGGTATTCATCGACGATCGCGCAGCTTGGCATGGCGCCATCACCGGGCTTGCCGATCATCGGCGTGAACCGCGATCCGTTGCCGACGATGTTGATATTCGACGAATTGACCTGGATGCCGAAATGCTGCCGGAGATCGGGCCGACCTTCCGCCATCATCCGCGCCGGCCGGAAGACCTCCCAGGCTTGTTTCTCGGTGCCAGCGCCGGAGTAAATCTCCGCGCCATGCTCGCCATCGGCGCAGAGCATGTAGAGACCGACGCCCGCGGACAGGATGCTTTTGCCGTTCTTGCGCGGGACGATCGTGACGACCTCGCGGAAGCGCCGCTTACCGTCCGAGCGGCGTAGCCAGCCGTAAGCATTCGCGAGGACGAAGCACTGCCAGCCTTCGAGCCGGAGCGCTTCGTGTCGTGCCGCCCAGGCGCCCTTGGTGTGCGGCAGCCGCTCGATGAACCGGCAAACCCGCTCCGCCATCAGCGGCTCGAAACGGTAGGGCCCAGCCTTCTCGCCTTGGCGATCCCTGATCCATCGCTCGCAGGCGAGCCGTTCCCACTGGCAAGCCGGCCGGCGACCCGATTGAACGTCGGCGACATAAGCTTCGGCACGCTCGACGTGCGGATGCTCGGTCGCCCGTTTGCGCGGCATTAGCCGGTGCTACCGAACTCGGCGAAGGGGTTGGTCATGTCCGCGCCTTGCGGGCTGCTCAGGCGGCTGCGCGCGCTCGGCGTCATGCCGAATTCAAGAGCGCAACGCATCATCGCCATCATGGCTCGGTTGGCGGTGCCGACCAGCGGGTTCTGGATCGCGTTGCCGTTCGTCGTCTTGATCAGCAAGCCGTGCGTCAGCATGTCGCGCTTCGCCATCTCGGCAAGGGCGCGTTCGGCGACGATCCACCGACCCCAGGCTTGGCAGTAAGCGGCGAGCGCGGCGCGATCGAGCGTGGTCAACAGCCCGAGCCGGTGAAGCTCGCGGACGATCCGCCGCCACTCAATCTTTGCGTCCTCGTAAAGCTCTGCGGGCGCCGATGGTGGCTTCTCACGGCTCGGCTTCGGCTCATTCTTGTTGATCGGCCGTCTGCCAGGGTTGCCGGTAACCAGCTTTAGGTGAGTGGGTTTAGGCGGTGGGCCGCGCATCTTATCGAGAGCCGGTCAATCCGAGCGCCGTGCGAAAGTCAGCGTCGGTCATGAATGGTCGATTGAGATCGACCGCTTGCATCAGCAACGCGGCGGCTTCCTCCTCCTTATCGGGTGGTATCTCTGAAACATCAGGCAGGCCGAGCGTTTGGAATGCACGCTGATAGCGTGTCACGGCGTCAATTAACGACATTTCGACCCCCATTGAAAAACCCGCGCCGATAAAAATTTGAC